CCGCCTGTTATTATAAAGTAACGACAATCAGATTCAAATAATGGATTGTATTTCTTATTTAGATTCAGTTTCTACAAAGTTTATTACAGGCATATTAAGACTTTCCTCATTTGTTGTAACATCAACTCTTTGCTGAGGTTTGCCATAGAAGTATTCAAAGAATAACTTAACCGCCCATTGTTCTTTTTTCTCTAATCCTTTTTTAAGTGATTCTAACGCTATCTCATTCATTGGTGTTAGATTCTCTATTAGCTTTTGTTCTTCTGCTTTTGCCTTGCGTCCTGCGCCTTCTCTTTTTCCTCCGTGTGTACTCATTTTGAAATAATTTGATTAATCAAGTTGCTAATATATAATAGAAATTAGAATAATTTATTTTGTTCTACTTCTGTTTCTTTAATAATTCCTTCAGCACAATTTAAAATATGCAAACCTGTTTTAGGCTCTACACAATTTCTTAATGTAACTCCTGCTTTATATCTTGGCTTTGGTATTCCTAAATATTCTGATAATTCATCAGGTGTACTTCTTGATACATCTATATTTTTTACTTCTAAAGGCGTTACATTAAAATTACTCCAAAAAGGGTGTCTGCCTATTATAAATGATGGTTGTACTAAATAGTCATAATAAGGTATGACGTTTTCTATAATCCATTTACCTTTAAACCAAGACTTCAACAAAATAATTTGTTGATATAAAGTTACATCTATATATTGTTTAGTTTTTTGGCTATAACAGAGTTTACTATGACTAGGACAAGGTGGGCTGCTCCATATAAAGTCAAATTCTTGATAATGGTCTAATAGGTAGTAGTGAGCATCAGTTATAATTACATTATCATTAGGAAACTTACTTTTATATATCCCTGCTATTTCTGCATTTATTTCTACTGCTGTAACTTCGTGTTTATCACCCCACAAAGTTCTATTACCACCTATCCCTGCGTATAAATTTAGTATTTTCATTTGTATTCATTTGGTAACATTAATCTTATTCCTAATTCTGTTAAAGCCCATATCCTTATTTGATCTGCATATATCTCAAAGTCTTTAGTGTTCATTCTTGCTGTGCTATTTACTGTTTGTAGTCCTATCTGTCTTTCATTTATCTCTACACTTTGCCATTCACTTGCAAACTTTACTTTAAGTGTATCGTGCATTTCATCAGGAAAATATCCTAGCTCTGCTGCTAATGGTTGTACTATACAAGCCCAGTAATAATTGTTCTGCATATTAGACCTGTTGTTTCTTTGCTTTTTTACTTTAACTATATAATCACTCTGCAATTCTTTAAGGTAATTAAACAGCGTTTGTTTGTCTTGACTATTCTTTATTACAAAGTTCATAGTTGTGCCATCCTTCTAGCTAGACTGTTTTCAAGTCTTGCCTTTAGTTCATCACCTATTATTCTTCTTATCCTTCTGTGTGATACATTAAAAACTTCTTCCATTTCTTTTGATGTATTTGCTTTAGGATTATTATAAAAATATTCTATAACTTTCTTTGCTAATACCTTTGGCTCTTTTACTATTCTTATTGGTTTATTTTTCATTTAATCAAATGGTTCATTGATACCTCGTTCACCTACTAATTTTTCTTTTGCTCCATCCCATAAGTAATCACCTCTTTTTTTTTTACTTAAAGATGCTTCTGTTCTTTTAAGACTTGGTATTCCTTCTTCAGGTTCACTATCCATATATTTACCGCAACTGCACTTAGCTTCTTTGCATACCCATTTTCCAGACCTTAGAACAATAGTAGCCCTGCCTATTTCTTTTGATTCTTTACCACACTCACAACTATATAATGTCATTTTGCTAGTCCTCCTGCTTTAGTATCACTTTTTTTATATAGCTTATCTAATTCAAAGTGTAAGTGGTTAATGGCTTTTCTAATATCTTGCTCTTCAGGATTTCCATCTTTTTTACCAGCTCTTAATAGGTAGCTTACTGCTGTTCCTGTATTGTAACTTAAATCAAAATCTTCAACCACTTTTCTAGCTGAATATCCATACTTTTTGCCCTGATAATAATGTGGCTCAGGATTGGTTGTATAATCTTCTCCTTTCTTTGTCATTTTCTAAAATTTTAATTAATGTTTTTTGTGTGTTTAGTGTTCTTGGTCTTTTAAAGCCACGATACTCTTCAGGATTAAATATTAGCTTTACTTCTCTAACTAATCCATCATCATCATACTTTACTATCCATCTACTTGAATAGTGTAGCTTGTTTCTTTTTAGGTGTGTTAAATAACTCATATTTTATATTTTTCGTATAGTTTTTTTATTCCATCATAACAGCTTGATAAACAAGAACCGCAATTAGTTCCTGTTGAATAGCTGGTGTTAAAAATAGTATTATATGTTTCTATCATTCTTTTCTTAGCTTGTATATTTTTTGCTTTTCCTGTTTTTAAATCTTTCCACATATCTAATATTTCATCTATTAAATGTTGTGGTAAATCATCAGGAGCTTTTATTACCTCTGTTGTTTTTTGCCAATAACCCTGTGGACATGACATAGGTGCGATTCGTGCTTTAATTTTCATGAAACACATACACCTCTTGCAGTTTCCTGTGGGTTTAAAATAATAAACACAAGATTTACAGATAGCTATCCTGTCTTCATATATTTCATTTGGAACAAAAAACTTATTCATTTGTTCATCCTCCATTTAGGATAAGCAAAGCCAAACTGCATTACAAAGCTATCATGTGTATTTGGATTATATAGTTTCATTTAATTCTTTTTTTAATATTTCTCTAACCTTATCTATTGTTGTAAACAAACTATTTCTGCTTATTCTAGTCTTTGCAGCGAGTGAATCTAATGTGTTTCCCTCATAGTAATATAATTTAAATAATTCTCTGTCATACCAATTTAACTTGTCCAATTCAACATCAATCATCTCTAACTTATTTAATTGAACATGGTCTATTTTTTCATCAGGAAGGTTTGATATAGTTTTATAATTAACACCATCACCTGTATAATCACTATGATCAAAAGTTTTAGTGCAATTATAAATAGAGCTGTCAATATGTGTATAATACTTTTCATACTTATAGTAAAAATTACTTCTTGTGCTTGTTAATGCTCTTCTTAAAGCAACAGCCCCATATCTTGTCACCCCATCTATTCCATCTTTATCATAAATACCCTTTAATGTATCAGGATTCATACTAAGAAAATAGAGCATCAACTCCTGTACCGCTTCATGTATTTTGTTTTCATCTGTTGTAAGACCATAAGCCATTGTTCTAAACTTATCTGTGAGCTTTGATATTTCTATATATATCTCAGTCATTGTATGGTTTTATTCCATCAATCCTATCCACAGTTTCATGAAGCATTTGATCTAAGACTACTTTATATGCTTTCACTACTGCTGAATTGCTTTTAGTTTCTAACCCTGCAAAAAAACCGCTTGTAGCGACTGAGAGGTTTATCGGTATAATCATTAACCAATCATAGAAGTTATTTTCTTTCACTCCTTTCCCATAGTTGTTGTGGTATTCAAGAATAATATCTATAACTTCAAGATAATTTTGGTATTTTGCTTTGCTGCTAATGTCTTGTGCAAATTCTTTACACATATTAATGTAGATGTCAATTATAGCTTTATGTCTGTCGCTTGAATAAATTGGTTGCTGCATACGCCAAAGTTATAAAAAATGTTACTCTATTCCTTTTTCTTTTTTTAAGTTTTCAACAATTGATTTGTAATATCTTATTTCTTCTTCATATTCAGCCCTCATTCTTTTTACTGTTGTGTGTGCTAAAAATTCTAATTCACTAGATGTGCCTTCACCATATTTATGGTCTAATGCTAATCCAAACTTCCATTGTTCTCCTTGCTCAAACATATTGCATTTTACACATTGGACTTGACAGTTGTGTTCATTCCATCTTGTGGAGTGATGCCTTCTTGATTGAAAGTGTCCGCATTGTAATTTCTTATAATGTCCAATTTTATTACACGTAAAGCATTGCACAATGCCTTCTGAAGTTGCATCTCTTAGTCTAATATAAAGACTAAACCATTTGTCTAGTTCTTTTTTTAGTTTGCTTATTGTTTTTTTTACCATAAAACCTCTTGTAACAATTGTGCAGGTGGTGGAGTATAAGTATATTGTGCAATTGTTGTAGTTCTTCCGAATCTCGTCTTTTTACTTAAAGAAATGCTATCTATATCATATCCATTTTTTTTATGTTTAAATATTATGGAAGACAATCTAGTAGCTCCATACTCTTTTATAGCTTCATAGCTTGTTATGCTTCCATAAGTTTTTAGATGCCAAAGAACTGCATCTGATTGACTTTTAACTTCTTTTTCACTAATTGTAATTGTTTTCATTGTCTTATTTTTCTTATTAGCCACATTATAATGGCTGTTAATATTACCCATCCTATCATCTTAAAAGTTTTATTGGTTCTTGATAAAAAGGAACATTCTTTTGTCCTAACGTATGTACTTGATGATAAGCGTTGTCTATTACTTTTTTATGTGCATACGTCCATTTGTAAAAGGTTCTAATATTTAAAAATGGTTCATCTTTTCCAAATCTTACTCCTTGATGGAATGCATCTTCAACTTGGTTAAATGTTAGATTTTTAAAACGGTTTTCTTGTATTAAGTCTTGCGCAAATATTTTACTAAGACTAGCCATTGTCTGAGGGTCTGTCTTATGTCCTATTTCAACTGATGTCTTTGCAACTAAGTCTAGGACTTTCTCAGTTAATTCTTTTAAGTTTTCGTCTTTTAATGTTTTCATAATAATTTTTTTGCTTCATGCCAAGCACTTATTTGAGCATCTAGCTTTGACATTGTTTTTGGTTTATCCCACTTCTTTTGATTTTTTGACCAACGTAATAATCGTAATTTTATTTCAAATGTGCTTTGTTTTTGAAAACGCATTTTCTTTTTTCCTTCAGTCCAATAATTAATAAAATCTTCTAACATATCTTTAGGATAATCAAAAGTCATAACCTCATTAACAAATTTTTCTTTTATATATATATTATTACTTGTATTATTAATACTTGTATTATTACCTGTGACTTTTTCGTCAATAGGGGTATCTACTTTTTGTACTATACCTATAATCCTTTTTGTTATTTGGTTGTTAGAATTACGTTCTATTTGAATAGTTATAAATCCTAATCTTTTTAAATCACTTATCCAGCGAGAGATTGTGTTTTTATTTACGTTATACAATTCGGAAAAATAATTATTACTTGCAAAGCAATACCCTGTCTTGCCACTTAGGGCTGTTATTTCGCCATAAAGAAGTTTAGCATTGGGTTTTAAATTGGAATACCTAACCTTAGCAGGGATGATAGCATAGTAGTTAGGTTTCTCCATTATATAATCTTTATTGTGTAATGATAATTTTTCATGCCAAACTTAACATTTTCTAATTGATTAGAAAAGTCAAAATAAGAAGTTTTTATAATACAAGTTGCATCACCGCTTTTAATTTCTAGGAATACTTGCGCTTTATCATTTTCTCTAACCCCACTTTGGATCAAGTGTCTTTTCATAAAGTCATCATCTAAAAAGGTTAATTTAGTGCTGTCTATATCCTTATAACCTCTATATACTTTGTTAAAAGTATTTCTGTAAATAATGCATGTAGCGTAATTGGTTTTATGTCCATGCTCATAGTGATAAATCAAGCTCCTATCCCTGTTTAATACTTTAGCAATTACCGTTCTGTGTATGTTCTCTTCACTTCTTCCGATATAAGCAGCAACAGACCTAGCCACTTGTAATGGTCGTTTTCTGCTCTTTAAAGATAAAGCACCATCTTTGAATCCCATTAGCTTTGTAGTAAGATTGCAGATGTTTTTAAAGTTGTCTTCTTCAGTCATATTAAAATGGCATAAATTCTGAATCCTCTTCATTTACTTCAGAGGTATTACTTTGATTGCTAAACCAATATCCATCAATATTATGATAGTATTTGCCTTTGTATTCTCTTGAATATACATTGCATTTAATGTTTACAGTTGCACCAACTTCTAGCTTATTCATTTGTTTTATTTTATCATCCCCAAAACATTTGATTGCTACCAAGTTATTAAACTCTGCATCTGTTTCTACAATACAAGTTTGACTTGTCCATGACTTACCTGCTTTACTTGTTCCTGCTTCTGCTTGTAATTTTTTCACTAGTTTTCCTGTTACTTCCATTTTTTTTATTTTTTAATTAATTCTCTAATTTTATGTATTTTTCTTCTTGCATCTATTATTTGCAACTTTAATTCTACATTATTTTGTCGTACCCTTTCGTTTTCTTTTAGTAGTCTTTCTACTTCTTTGCTTTTATCTAAGGGTGTGTTAATGCTGTTTTTTGGCATATAATTTTTCATGATTTATTATTTAGTTAGTAAAAAAAGAAAGTGAAAAGGAATTGATAACACCACAAGTATAATCGCTGAATTATTAATTTATTATCTAACCCTTTCACTTTCTATGTTATTTCTTTTTGAACTCTTCTGCTTCATCTTCACCAAATACGCCTAATTCATAGAAGCCAGTTAATTTAAGGACTGCCCTACTTAATGCTCTTTTTTCTGCCATCTCTAAAACATACCAGCTATTCGTGTTCCCATCTTTGTATGTTTCACCTTTTAAAGCTGAACCAAATGTTTCAATAGTTAAATCCTCTTTTGTTGCAGTTGCTTTTACTCCTGCAAAGCTAGGTTCTGAATTTACAACTTCATACCAAATCTTTATAGATTCTAACGCTTGTATTTTCTCTATTCCTGACCTTGTAATGATTATGTAATGCTGATGCTTAAAAACATCATCTTTGGTTAAATTGTATTTGATATATTTTTCTTTTAATAGTTCGGTTTTCATTATCTTAAATTTATTATTAGTGCTTTATTTTTATATAGTTTTTTATATTCTTTTAGTTTATCTTTATCTTCAAAGTCGTATGCTTCATCAAGATTAAGTCCTGATTTTTCACAATAATCATCTAGCCCCTTGTCTATTTGTTTTCTTGTTCCAAATATTCTAATTGCTGTACTGTATTGCTCAAGGTCAGATTCATAGCAATGAAAATGTTCATTCCATCTTGAAGTGTTTTTATAACTACCATCAGGATAAAAATAATAGGTATCGCATTCTAGTTTCATAATTAGTAGTTTAAATGTATATGTAAGAACGCTGATGCTACCATTAGAGCCATTAGACTAAATAAACATAAGTAATATTTAAAGTTACTTATCTCATCTTTAGTTTCCCCAATGATATAATCTTCACTTTGATTAATAAATTCACCCTTAGCATTTTTAGCGTAAAAGAAATCTGCTGCTCCCTTACCACTTAGGTTAAAGCTGTGACCTGTTTTTTTGTTTGTAATTTTCATTTGTTTTTGTTTTAATTAATAATGGTACAAACATACAACAAATATTTAAATTCACAACTATATTAACACAAATATTAATAAAGTTATCAACAATTAGGATGTTAATAAGATAATTAAAGGGATAGAAGTATTACCACTAGGATAATAAGCATATATATAAAGAATAGGCGCATAGAGGCGTTTTCGTCCATTATAAGGGCATTAAAAGGTTTATAGGTGTATCGCCCCCCAAGACTACTCCACAGGCAATAGAGGGCTTCTTGCCTCGTTTAGCGTAAGCCATAGCATAAGTGTCATGGTCTATACCACAACCCACCTGCATACCAAATACTCTAAAGTTTTGACCTACGTAGTGTTCTATGTAACATTGAGTGTGTAAATGACCCTGAACGGTGTTCATCATGTCTGCACGACATTTGGTTCTTGCTGTACCTGCTTCGCCATGTATATACTGTACGCCATCTACAACTAATCTATCTACAAATTCCCAATTAGGAACTTCTAAGACTTCTTTGTAAGATTTTATCCATTTACTAGGTATTAATGATGTTTGTGCTTTACGCATAATCATTCTATCGTGATTACCAACAATAACAGTTGCTTTAGGGAATGCTTTATACCATATTGCCATCTTTTTAATAGCATATTCTAACTCTTGCTTTCCTGTATATTCTGCTTCTATATCTATCTCGTGAAATGATGTGTAGTGATTGTCTATGATGTCACCAATAAAAATAACATCTGTACAATTCCAAGTGTCATATTGTTCTTGACAAAATTCTAAATAACCATCTTTACAAAACGGTTCATGAAGGTCACCGATAACTAGGACATTCCTAGCTTCGGTTTCCCTCATTTTTTTAATAGCCGCAATTTCATGTGGCTTTAATCTAAATCTATTATTTTTTGCTGATGTCTGCAATTCCTTGTCCTAAAATTAATACTAGGAATGTTTGCCAAACAGTTTCAGCAACTTCAGGCGACCAACCAAAATGGTTCATTAAATAAGGTGTTACTATTCCAGTTATTGCGTAAATAAATTTCTTTGAGTGTAAAATTTGTCCTAAGACAACATTTGTTAACCAGTCTTTCATTGTTATATATTTTTTTAGTTAATATTAAAGTTTATAAGATAATCCTACATTAAAAGAACCTTCTTCTTCTTTTATTGCATAATTTGGCTCTATATATAGATCATTCCACAATTTTAGTGAAACACCAACTCCATAAGTTACGTTATCTAAGGCATCCTCAGAAGAAGTTTGTGCAGACAGATAAACATTGTTAGCGATATTATATCTACCAATAAAATCATAAGATTCACCGTTTTTTTGAACCCCTAACATTAAATCATCATTAACTTGATAACCTAAAGCTAGATTACTAGTGATGCTATCCAAATTCCAGCTATCACTTTTCATGTTACTCATTATTGAGAATTGTGCTGATGCAGTCATACAAAATAATGCTACTATTGTTGTTAATATTGTTTTTTTCATTTTATTTATTTGTTTTTAATTATTAATGTAATATTTTCACCACCCAAATGTATTATTTCTTTTATTAGCAATTCCATTGCCAAAGTTGAGTTACCAACAAAGTCTTGTTGACGACTTTGACCAACTAGAATACAGCCCTTTGTATCTGCGGTAGTGTTTCCGATATGCACAAGGATATAACTTCTATTAGGTACATCTTTTACTAATAAATGTATATAATCTCTTGTTGCGCTTTCTCTTGGTAAGCGTAGCCTGACTTTATATTCACCAGCAGGAATACAAGATATACTCCTTTGATTGTCCTTCCACGCTAACTCTAAAGTGTCGCAAAACTCTTCACCATTTAGAAATAGTTTTCCCATAGTAGATGCATCCGTCATGGTATCTCTAATTAGTAAAAGGTTTATTGATGTAGGTTTAGAGGTAATAGGTTTTGTATATTTTAACGCCTTTAATCTCTTGACAAAGTTCCTGACGCATTTTAATATCATTCTCTTGATTTTTGTTATACTTTGGATTTTTTGAATTGAGCTTACGCTTTTTATTAACAGGTATATCCATTTTTAACCACAATTATTTTTATCGCACCAATTAAGACAAATAGTTTTGCCAGTTAGTTTGTATATGATATTGCAAATTAGTTTTTTCATTATTTTCTATTTTTTTTATGATACCACCATTTGTCAAGTGTATAAATTATTGTAACAACTAGAAGTAAAATTTTTAACGCTAACTCTAAATTAGTGAACGTTGTTATGCTTAGGATTGCTGTGTTTACTCCCAGCACTTCGCCCACATCCTTTGTTATTTGTTTTAATGGCATCTTTCAGGTATGTCTTTAATTTATTTATGTTTTTAGGTTTTGTCTTGTAATATTTCTTCATTAGCTATAATCACTTGCATTTAAAAAATTTCTTAGAGTAATTTTTGTTCCCTGCTGTTTAGGTCTTTCAAGGTTCATCCCATTATAGTAGGCATTTCGATCAGGTGTCACGTCTGCACCACTATTTGTTGAGTATTCAGGAAAACTACTTGTGTTATTTGTTACATATTCAATCATTCTTTCTGTATAATATTCCGCAGTATTTCTTACTTCTTCTCTCAGGTGTTGCGCTTCTTCTGTACTTAGTGCTGTTCCTGTTTCAGAGGTCTTAGAGTAAATATTACCATTCTCTATTTTAAATCTAAGAAATGGAACAGCATGGTAAAATGCCCAATTTGGTAGCATGTCGCCAATGTAATCATCTACTAAAGTCTTATAAGCTCCTGCTAAAGTTCCTGCTACAATTTCATCTTTAAGTTTCTGTGTGAGTTTCGTTCCTAGCTTTGTTTCAACATACAGCTTCTGTGCCTGTCTTACGTATGGCAATAATAGATTTACATCTACATTCAAATTGATTGCTGTTGAATCCTTTAATTTTTCTTCTGATATAAATAATACGTATGCCATAATTATCTTGGTTCTAAAAATCCTTGATTAACCATAGTCTTAGGCGCTCTTGCCACTAGACCATCATTTCTTTTAATTGTAAATCCTTCACTTCTTGCTTTTGTTGCTGTAATAATTTTATCCGTTGTAATGTTGTCAGGGTACACAACAAAGTCTGCATCACTAGCAGGTGCTTGATATACTACACGCCTCCAATAATGATGGCAATTTCCGCCTCCTTTGTAAAGCCATATAGAGTAGGTAGCAGCACCTCTAGCCCCCCATCCAGGATTAACAGCTATATTAGTCATTCTTAAAATATCTTCTTTTCTGTATATTTTTTTTGTAGCCATCATCAATTTACAAAAACTTCTTGTTTCTCCTTCTTGACTTAATGCATTGTTTTTAGTATATAAATATCTAACTTTAAAAAAATCATCACCATCTTTATTTAAACCATCTTGCTCACTTCTTACATTTGGATTTGCCCTCCCTGTTCTTACAAAGTTAAATTTTTCACTTGCTACTTTATTCAATTCTGCTTCAAAATCAAAATCTTGGTGTTCACCATCTACTATTTCATCATCTACTAATTCCCATCCTTCAGGTATATCTTCACCATACTCTTCTATAAATTCAGAAAGCTCTGTTGCTTCTTCATGCCCTTCACAAGCCATGTAAACTGTTTCACCCTCTAATTCGTGTTCATGATACCCTTCACATCCTTTTGTCTTAGCATGTTCCTCAGCTTCTTCTATTGTGCTAAAAACAGGTTCACCATCTATCATTCCTACTTTGCTAAACTTCACTTCTTGCTCAATAGTTGCTTCATCACCTAATGGCTCTAATCCAAGTTCTTCCCTAATTTCGTCTTGTGTCATAACCTCTCTTAGAGTTTTAGAATCAAACTGAACTGTAATTGGTTTAAGCTGTACAAAGTTTACAGCCATATCCATATCATTTACTTGGAATATTTTTCTAAGCTGTTTTACTATGTGGTCTTGGAATGGCTTTATTACAGTATTAAGGTAAAAGTTTGCAGCGTTTATAAGCTCGTCTGTGTTAGAGCTGAAGCCATTGGTACTGTCAATACCCATAAGTGTCTTAGAAGTCACCCTATGACCTGAGAGGATGTTGCTAGTTAATAGTTCTTGGAGTGCTAAATAGCTTTTGTCTAAATCGCTTGTGCTTATTGGCGTAATTTCAGGAGTTCTTGTTTTGTCGTCTGAGAACGTAAGTACGAATTTACCTGCATTGGTTTCAGAACAGAATTTGTCAGTAAGGCTTCTTTCTATTTGTAATCTTTCTTCTTGTGTTGGTATTCCGTTAGCAAAGCTGATCATGAACGACCCTGCGAATCCGTTTGAGATGTTGTTTAGGTGATATTCAGACACTCTAGCATCAATTAACGCCCAGTTGTTGCAAGATACATAATCAGGCGTGTAATAACTATTCATATTAGGGCTATAAAGACCTGAATACATTATTTGATTTGCTGATGTTCTGTCGTTAGTATTAAACGCAGGAACATAGTAAGGCTTGTTCTGTCTAGTGTTTGACCAATCAGCACTAACATAATATCCTCTTATTTTTCCAAATTCATCAGGTCTAGCACAACGTATTTTTTCAACTCCTACGTGGTAAATTTCAGCGATTTGAGTCCTATCTTTAGACCATACAATATTAAGAGCAAACGCCCCTTGTAACTTAAAGTCAAAAGAAATTTTCTTTATTACTTCATGTAAGCTCTCATTACCATTAGCTCTATTCATAAAGTTCTGAAGTTTTATTCTAGCATCCAAATCTCTATCTTCTTCATCTTCAATAATTAAATCTTCACCTGCAACCATCTCTGCTGTTGCATTAATAATTGCTGCTGATATACTACTTGAATAGTATAAATCAATCAGAAACTGTGGGTAGAGGTTAGCCCAATCATCAGTACCGTATTCAATCCAATCTTTCCCTCTTACCTCTTTTACAGTCGGCGCAGTGCTTGTTTCTAAATTGATGTTAATAATATTGTCTTTCATAATTTAATTTTATAAAGTGGATAGATAATCATTTACTCTATCTGTTAATGCAGTAGAAGAACTACTATATATTTGGATTTCTGAAATGTCTCCATCATAAGGATTTAAATCAGTTCTTCTAACACCTATTGTATCTATATCTGCTGTTCCTGATAAAGTTTCTGTATCAGTTTGAGCTACTCCATTCCAATATAGCTTTAAAACATCACTAGACCTAACCAAAACCATATAGGCATCTTCTAACCAATTACCACTATCTTTATCAATATTAACTGCTGTTGTATTGTCAATTCTTACTCTAAATTGAGTATTAGTTGAAAATCTGATAAATTCTCCTGATGTAGTGTTATCTCCTAAAAGAACCCCACCACTTGTTGTTACTTTTAGTTTTGCACCAATAGTAAAATCCCCTTCTAAAGAAATTTGGTTTGTTGATTGTAAACTTTGTGTATTATTATCATCAAAAGTTAAAACACCATCAGCATAAGCAGGTCGTTCACTAGCAGTTGCTTGAACCATATCAATTCCTTTAATAGAGCTATCGCCCCATTGACTAACATCTGAACCAACAAGAGATATTTGAGCGCCTTTTTTAAACCACGCTTCCAAAGTAGATTCAGAATCAGGTATCCATGCTGTACCTACACCGCTTGATGCTACACTAAGACCTAGTTTTAATGATAACATATTTTATGTTGTTATACCTTCTGAATATCCTATACCTATACCACTCGTTAGAGTAATTGCGGTTATGTTCATAAATAATGTCGTTCCAGCAGGTAGTGTCGTTTGCAAAGCACTTTCACCTGTTGCATCTGCTACTGTTATTGCTGATACTACACTTTGAACAGGAAAATAAACACAATACCAGTCTTTGCTTGTTTGTGCTACTGTGGTGAACACTTCTGTGCCGCCATTTTTTCCTAGTTGTTCAGTTAATAATTGTTGTACGTTTTCTATTGCCATTTTTTTTAATTTTTATTGTCCGTAATATATGTAATTTGTTCCTGATGGTTCTTGCCTTTGTGTGTATTGAACTTCTTGCGTTCCATCTTTTTCAGCTACATACATTTTTCCTTTAGTTACTAATCCTTGAACTACTCCATGTGTGGGTGCTACTGGTAATACATCATCTTCTGTTACAGGCGCATTCCCTGAGCTAATCGCTACTGCTCCTGTCCAACTCACTTCATACACTTCATACTTCCAGTACCCAGCAGGTAAAAACTTTATTTTACCCTCATAAACATCAGGAGTAGCATTATAATCAAAGACAAACTTTGTATATCTGTCATATACTAAATGCACAGTTGAATAAGCATATTGAGTAGACTTATCCATGTCATTAGTAAACTTTACTAAATGTCTTATCTTGTCTGAACTAACTGAAGTGTCTATGCGGTTGTCTTCCGTTTGTAAATAAGTTGTTAAGTTAGTTTCAGTTGTTGCTTGTATCATAATTCCCTTGTCTAATATATAATAGAAAAGTTGTGTTTTTATTTGCCTTATAAAGAAAAAGGGGGCTGAAGCCCCCTCAATCTAATGGTAAACGCTAGATTAAAAAACCTATACACGATTGAACGCAAACACCTTTACCAATAATAGAGAAAAGAGTGGACAAAGCCACTCCCTTCTGAGAATATATGAAAACTACTAATAAGATTTGAACCTAGTTAGAATCTACTCCTCCTAATGTAAATCCTGCATTATCAAATGGGTTTGTTGTATAATCTGGAACAAACTGAAAAGGTTTACTTTCTAATCCGTCAAACGTCAGAGTGTAACCATTTCTATCCCCAAATGCAGCCCCACTATCCATAGTTCCTGCATTTAATTCCATCCCATTAACACTACCTAGACAAACTATTACGTCATGCCCAGTAGCTGTTACTGTTTGATTCAACTGAGCAAAGATTATTGTTTTTGTTGCGCCCAATAATTTCACCTCATTTTGATCTTCTTTTGTCAATCTATTTAGAATGATGTTTACTGTTGGAGTATAGAAAATAGTTCCGTTTTCACGACTACCTGTAATTGTGTCTGTAAGAGATGCAACACCTAAAGGCATTGTATATCTATACAACATATTACTTCCCATCTCTAAGTCAGTAATTGCACCATCTGCTGTTGGTATTGAAGTTACTTGATCGTAGACAGCAAAATAAATGAACTTAATCCCACCTGATATTCTATTACAGTCAAGTCCTCTTCCCTTTGTTAAAGCTGTACATGCCATGTTATTTTATGTTTTAAAGGTTAAAGGAGTGAGAGCCGAAGCCCTCACTTCTATTAATTAAGTTATTTACGATTGTCTTACAACGTCAGCACCGATTCCAGTTTGAACACCTCCTGAATATCTAGCAACTAATCTCATGTTGTCACTTCCGTCAAGCTGTGACATATCCATCAATTGGATTCTAGTTTGATCTGAAAGTAAATCAGTTCCAAAGAACAGGTTAGATTTTTCTGCTGCTACTAACTGATTGTCAGCCATGCCTGGACATACTGCAATTTTGTAACCTTCAAATACTGGCTCATAATCACCATTCATGTTGTAAGCATTAACATATCCTAATGTAGATACTGCCGACACATAGAAAGCGTAAGTTTTAGCATTCATGTAGATGTGTAAGTCATCTTTTCTTAATATAGCTGGTACATTAGCTGCCATGTCAGCAGTTAAAGTTTGTAAGTTTGCTATAATGTTTCCTGCTGTATAAGCACCTGAAGCTGAAGACTGAATTACAGTTGCATCAACTCCTGGAAGTAAATATCCAACTGCTGCTCCTAAGAATCCTGTGAACTCACCTGCTGTACCATCCACTCCTTCCCATACAGAGTTTTCAACTCCATTAGCAATAATCTCACCCATGTAAGATATTACATAGTCATCAAAAGATGCTGGAGGTGGCGCACCTGCACCTGCTCTCATTTGTGCTGCCTCCCATGAATCTAATAATGTAGATTTACATAAGTCTATGTTAATTTGTAAGTTTTTTGGTGTAAGAACCGATTCAGTAAGTGCTAAAGTTCCTGCATCTGAAAAGTCGCAAGTTGCGTCTTTAACTAATGCTGATCCAGCCATTTTTTGTATATTAGATTTATACTTGATATTTTCAATCATAGTTAAATAATCTAATGAAGTCGCTTCTTTTAAAGCTGCTGAGATATAGAATCCTGCTGCTTTTCCTGCGTAGTTTGATGTTGTAGTAAACGCCATAATTTGTTATTTTTATTTGTTAATATTTATTTATTTAAGTTGTATAAGAATTTTTCTTGCTTAGATAGCTTGTTATATTCTTTTCTGCTTAATGCAGGTCTTTCTGCACTAAATTTATTTGTGTTAATTGGAGCATCAGCAGGACTTTCTGCTAGTTCCGTTTTAAGTTTTTCGTTTTCAGCTTTTATTGCTGCAACTTCTTCTGCTGAAAATTCAACCACTTCAGTAGTTTTTATTGACTTAGGGTTTGTTGATGGTTCTTCAGTTGCTTCTGACATTTCTTCAACTTCGTCATCACCACCTACTTTATCTCTTTTAAGGTCTGCAACAGCATCCTCTAAATTTTTGATACGCTTTTCCATACCCTCCCAGTCATAAACTGCTGCTTCTTCATCATATTCATCTTTATCTTCTTCTGCTAATTCAGTTTCAGATGTTTCTTCAGATAATTCTTCTTCTTCAACAGTATCCTCTTGCTCTGTTTCTGATTCCATAACTTCAGCAACAATACCTTCAGTTTCTACTCTGAATGATACACCAGTATCAGTCTTGTAAGTTCCAACAGGTAATAAGATAGTTGTTCCATCTTCTGTTAATACTGAGATGTCCACCCCAGCTTCTAGCTCTTCAGCAGTAGATACAAAGATTGTACCATCTTCAGATTTTGACTGCCAAGCTAATTTCACTCCTTCGTCTTTTTTATTAAGACCAAGAGCTACTAATATTTGTTCTTTTAAATCCATAGTGTTTTTTTTAGGTTCTATAATATAATAGAATAGTTAGTTAGTTATTTGATTTTCTTTTATTATCTCATTTAATGCTGAGAGTATTTCTTCATTAGTTGGTGTCTTTTCAGATAGCTTAGACATCTTGTCTGTAAAGTAGCCCTCAATAGACAAGCCTTTCAATTCACCATCCTTTACTTTTTTCCAAAGCTCGTCATTGTTTATTTTCATTTTAACAAACCAAGTTCCATCAGGCAAGTCAAAGCCATATAATTTAGACTTATCCATATCACCTTCTTTTATCCAGCTTTCAACTGTAAGAACACCGCTTACTCTATCTTGGTGTTCGTATGTAGCTTTGTGGTGGTTGTTATGTTTTAAATAAAGCTCACTCGCTTTTCTAACTGTTTCAGGACTAAAGTAAACGTAGTATTCTGAATCTGTATTTGGGTCATATCTGAATATCTGCTTATTAGGTATTAAAGCGGGTGATATTAACATTCTTTTTTCTTCATCTACTTTAGCAAAAGTCAAGTTGTTCTTTTCTTTTCCAAAATAAACAAAGTCTTGTTCAATAGCTGGAGCTGATACTAAACTAATAGCATCAATCGCTAGTTCTTGACTATCATCATCAATTAACAACTCTCTTATTTCAGTTGTCTTTTCGTAATAGTCTTTATTGGCTTCTTCACACTCAGCCATTGAATCATATTCACAGCTTCCTGTCTTTCCCCATTTATATTTTCCGTTTTCACATTGTTCGCAAGGTGGCATAGTATATAATAGATTTAATTAATAATTTATTTGATTTTTAAAGTGTACTTCTACGTCTTATGTTCGCTAATTGGTTTTGGCTATTAGTCATTTCATCTGTAACAACGAATGCCTGTAAAGCGGCTGGAGCTTGACCACCGCCTAAAGTAAATGCTCCTGACATCATTTGAGGTGCAGGGGCTTGAGCTGCTGCTGCCGCACCTGAACCCATGCCACCACCACCTCCGCCAGGTATATCAGTATCATATATTTTTTTAAGATTAGCAAGTCCTGCTGCTATAATTGCTGCTCCTGTTGCAAAACCAGCAAATCCTCCTTGTGCAAATGCTTTATTCGCCCCTGCATAAGTGTCAATAATTGCACTTGCTGCTGCTAACTCTTTATTTTCTCCTGCTAATCCACTTAAAGCACCTGCAAGTTGAGATGCTGATGCTAAATTTTTCTCCTTATTTTCTTCTTGCACAGCTGCTATAGCTGCATCAGATTTTTTTCTTGCTTCATTATTTTTCAGATAATTATCTAATACTTTATTGTTGGGCAAAATAAGTTCTTCAGTCGCCCCTCCAATTGTTACCATTTCATCCATTCTTTCATTGAAGTTGGTTTCTTCTTCAGCTCTCATTTCAGCCCTTATAGAATTTAACTTATTATTTAACTCAATTTGTTTTGTAAGCGATTCAGAAGTAATATCTGCAATTGCTATTTGTAATTCAGCTTCTTTCTCTAAGTCTTCTTCTGTGTTTCTTCCATCAATCTTTCTAACTTCCATTAGGTCTTGCTGAATTTTTAGAGCTTTTTCTGCATTAGCTGTTCTTCTATCTAATAAATTGGTTTCAATATCAAATGCATCTTGTGCTGCTGTTAATCTGTCTTCTTCTGACTTAGTTACATCTTCTGCTGTCATTTTTAGTTTCTCAATCTCAGCCCTTCTTTCTGCTGTTTCTACTCTTAAATCCCTTTCGCTATCAACTAACCTTTGTTGCGCTGCTGTTAATTCATAAGTTTGTGATATATCATTTTTAAGTTCATCACCTATTCCTTTGAAAGCTCCCATCATTTTTTGTAATGCCTCGAAACCTCCGCCTGTAACAAGCTCTTTAAGCCCCCTACCAAATTCAGCTATTCGACCCACAATAACATTTACAGCAGCACCCATACTTTTAAAAACCCTTTCTAATTCTTCAGAACCTTTTTTTGTTTTAGTGAACCAAGCTACCAAAGAACCAATAGCAATAACTAAAGCCCCTATCCCTGTGCTTATTAATCCAGCTTTAATACTACCAAAAGCTAATTTTGCCTGTTTTGCTACACCTACAAATCCAGCTTTTATAGAGTTTAAAGAAACCCCCATTAATTCAAATTCGCCTACTGCTGACTTAGCACCTTTTGCTACATCACCTATGTTTGATTTTACTTCTGCTTCTAATACTACTTTGTCTGCCATATCTTTTATTTTATAGTGCTACTCCTGTTTTTATTTGTGTTAGTGAAATATTGCTATTCCATTCAATAGTTACATTATTCCTGCCTTTTACGTTCATTACAAAATGGTTATCTGCAACATCTGCTGTTGGAATCCAACCTGATGTTGTTCCTGATGTTTTAATTGTATCTCTTTCTCTTTGTACACTCAAAGTGCCTGACTTATTTATAACTACACCCCTTTCAACCCAACTCCCATAATCACCAACCGCACCAGTTCCATAAGTACCACCAACCCTAACAGCCACAACGTAAGCATGAAAGAATATAATAGTATTATCAGGCACATCAAAATAACTGCCTGATGTGTTATTCAAATAAGAAGCTGTTGTAGTTCCGTCAGTTGTTTGTACTCCATACATTAATTGTATATTTTGTCTTTTAGCTAATCTATCTCCTGCTGCATTACCGCCTATTACAATTGAATTGCTTGTAGTTGCTTCACCTAAAGTACCAAATACAGCAGTATTACTTATTAGATCAGTTATTTGATTGTTATTCCCTATAATAATATTATTAAAACTTCTACTTTTAATTGTATTACGTTCTCCCATTATATAAGAATTATTCGTACCGCTTTCTGTTACATTCCCAATACCTTGAACAGTGTTATTTATATTTTCAAATGATTGAACTAAACTTGAACTCGGAACATAAGCTCTGCATGTACCTGAAACAGAATCATAAGTATATCCATACGCTTCACATTGTTTTTGGTTAGGTTCTATTTCTCTTAAAGTGCCACCTGCCATTTTTGTATCTGTAACTCCATCCGTAAAAACAACAACGCCAAAACCATTAATGTAATAAGGTTTTATTGGGTAGTCTTGTATGTAAGGTATATCTGCCATTATGGTATAAGTATAAATTCAACAATTGATAAATCTCCTGGCTTGTAGTCTATTTTATTCACTCTAAATTCTCGGCTTTTAATAAATACTGTATCTTGAAATTTAAATGTATTAATGTCTGCGGCTCTTAAATCAACCTTTAAACTCATTATTCGTGTGTCAGAATTATAAAGCTGTTGATAATAAGGCAACCAATATAAATTAAATAAATTGTTTAATGTTGGTGCGCCAGTAGGTGGAATAAGCTGACATTCTCCAAAATTGAAATCTACTGTATTAACATTAGTAGGGTTGCTTTGTGTTAAGTGACTAAATTGTAAAAAAGTTGCCTGAGAGCTAGTTCCTGAAACTCCATTTTGTGTAGGTACTACATAAGTATATGATGATAAGGTTTTAACCCCACAATCAAATAATATTCTAGGTAAATTATCAATCCCTTCAGGAGTACCTTCATCATCCATACCATACATTGTAGGAATTAAAAGCGAACTCCAAAAAGGCATAATTGGCTTAACTATTGTAGCTGCAAATGGGGTTGCTACTATTTCATCTTGCCCTTGTAATACTGTAAATCCTGAAGCATCATAAACCTTACTTCCATACAAATGCTGTTGTGTTGCCTTTTTATAAATTCCAAACGCCGCATCAGCATTGTCTTCAGCAAATTTAAAAATAGTCTTTTTATTTAAATCTGTTAAAGGCATTAGTTTTATTTCTTGTACATCTATTTTGTCTGTCCAGTCATGTGCAATACTTCTTGAAGCTAAAGTTGTTCCTGCTGTTTCATTTATAAATACATCTGCATAGGGTTCTATTAAAATATTGTTAGGGTTATCAGGGTCAGGCAAACTAATTAAATTAAACATAGTCATAATTCCTTTTAGAAAATCCCATTGACCTATTTCACCTCTTAATGATTGTAATAAAACATCATTTGTCATAGCTAAAACACTAAGACTGCAAAATACTGAGTTAGTAGTATTTTGATAGAAAACTGAATTTGGGTTGAAACTAGCAGATAAAAAATAATCTACTGTATCATCTTGCCTTATACTAGAAGCAGCACTAGCTTTCCATTGTAATTGTAGGGTGTCTCCTGGCTGCAAAGTTACTCCTCCGACTACACTATTTAAAGTGCCTTGATAAGTATATCTCGGATTTACACCATTAAAGACTACTCTGTGTGATGGGTCATCAAAATCATACCCATTTGTAGTACCTGATATTGCAACAGCAGTTACTTCAGTTCCAACTACTGTTGGAGTTAATGTGGTTGGTGTACTTGGTAGTGTATTAGCTTCAATTGTTACTGTTGGCGGACTTGAATAATCACCCCCTTCCCTTATATATATACCATCAAGACAATCAGTAGGACTACAACTTTTATCAATTTGCAAACTTGCAACAGCAGAACCTTCTAAAGCCACAACACCTGAATAATTGTATATAACTTCTGTTGAAGTTCCATAATTAACAACCCATCTAAATTCTATATTTGCATCTTTTTTAGCAATAACCCTACAATCATAAGTCATTCCATAGGTAGTGTTATCTTGACCAGCAGGTACAGTAAAAATATTTGTGCCAGTATCATATCCAAATTCATCATCCAATGATTCTGCATTAAGAGGATATGCTGACCAAGATGTAGTTGCATAGCTGCCTGGAGTACCATTGAGAGGCACAGTGTATCTTAACCAACCTGAATCTTGAGCTAAAGCAGGGCTTGTTTCTGAACCCCAATTGAAATCCATATATAAGTTTTGAAAATCAGCGTTACTAGACCAAAAATTACTGGTGTAAGTAAAAGGGGTGGATTCAAATATTCTATCAATACAATACTTTATGTTTATAAAAGGTCTAAATGCACTTTCTAAATTTGGCAGATCAGGTTGTATATTATTTATTATTGTGATTGAATTGTTCCAATTACAAAAAGGATATTTTAAAACTCCAGTTACTGATGTTCCAGCAGTTCCAGCATAAGTTCCTGTTGGCAAAGCATTTTGTAATGGTAATGCTCCTGTCCAACTTGCCTGAATATTTGTCCAATTATAAATGTGGTTTAATTCGCTAAAATCTAAATCACTAAATTTTTTCTCTTTTAACACATCAGCTAAGGCAACTACTTCAGAATATAGATTGACATTATAACTAATTTCGCCATTTTTATCTTGTATGTCTATCATTCTTAAATACCCTTCAAATAAAAGGAATCCATCTTGCTTTAATTTAGCTTGTGTTTTTATATAAGGATTAAATACTATTCCTTGTGCTGACCTTGTTATTTCAAAAATATTGTCAAATAGTTTGTTATTCTTTTTAGTTCCTGGTAGTTTAAATGCTTTAGAGTATGATTGCACTTTTTCGGCTGCATTTTTAAAATTATCTACACTCAAAGTTAATGGTATATCTTCATCTTCATATAAATCACAAATTACTTCACCACTTGCTAGTACATTATTAGCTCCTGATGGCTTAGTTCCTTGCGGTAATGTAGATATTTTATTAATTGCTATATTAGTTGCAAGATTGTTACTATAACTAATCATCAAAATATGATTTGTGTTAGAAGCAGTAAAAGATGTAGATATTGTAGAAGCAGCAGCAGAAGTAAAATATTGACTATTCAGAAAAACTGTACTACCTGAAACATTGTATGTGTTGATATATACTAGACCTGTACTTACTGTTGAAACATCAAGATTAACTGTATAAGATTGACCAATTGTTAAATTAGTTAATTGTTGATAAATACCTGTAAAATTTGTTGCTGCAATAGAATTAAATACTACTGTTCCACTTGTTACAGTTGGCAAAGCAGGACTACCACCAGTTGTACTTCTATATCTATACCATGTGTTCAGATTTGAAGGCGGAGAATTAACAAGAGCATCTTCCCTTGCAGTTGCTACTGCACCTACTGTATCATAACTTGTTGCAGAACCTAATCCATTAAAATTAAGACCATTTACAACAAATTCATTAGTGTCAGCAGATATTTCATTAAACTGTCCATTAAAAAACTGAGGGAATACTATAAGTTGTACGTTATTCATTATACTGATTGAGTTCTTAGTGTTTTACTTTTTTCTATTTCAAACATATATTGTATTAACTTGTCATTTGCTATTGTTTTCCTAGTAAAGCTAGATGTTAAAATTCTAGTAGGCGTTACATATTTATTCAAAGCAGAATTAGCTGCATCAGTTGTATATTCTTTTAATATATAAACTTCAGGACTATTAATTAACTCTTCAAACATAACATTATCATCTTCTGTAAGAAAATCTGTGTTTATTGTTATTCTTTCAGTTGTATTAACTCTAAAGGTTTTTTTACCTCCTTTAAAACTATCTAACCTATAATAACTATCATTCCAAGTTCCACCAAGTTGGTCATACGTTGTTCCCTGTGTAGAAAGACTTTTAACTGATTTTTTAGTGAATGTATAATAATCCCAGCACCCCCATTGATTTAACCAGCATAGTCTAATAGGTTCATAGCCTTTTAATGTAGGGCAATTTATATTTATTCTATATGTTTGCGTCATAACAGCTGAACTTAAATCAACAGCTTGTACAAAATAATAACCGCCATCCATAGTTCCTGCTGTGACTAAATTTCTAAATGTATTTGACCAATTGTTTAAGTTGCCTGGAAAACACCCAAAATGTACTAGTTGTTTTTTAGAATCAACGTCATAAGTGTCATAAGCCCCATTTGCCGCAGTTCTTAATACAAATTCTGTTCCTCTTAATACATCTGAACTGTCATAAAAAGAAAGAGTAAAGCGATATAAGGGGTCACCTGAATCATCCCAAAATGAAACTGTACCATAATCCTTAACATTTGCATATTGTATACTTGGAGCATTAGTTAATAACTTTTTGCTATCATTAAAGCCTGATAAAATAAAAGGTGACATATCAAATCCAAAATCATTAACATCAATCCCTGTTCCCATTGTAAGCACATCTGTTTCTTTTACATAACCATTAAAAATAGCATATACTGTTGAATCTACTTCTGTTCCTGCCTGTATTGCTACTGTATTGACATCACTACTCCCTGATACATCAGTTGCTCCTTTGTATTCTACTGAAAATCTCACAGCCATGTATCTAACAATGTTATCATTTAAAGAATATTTATCAATCAAATGTAATGGGTGTCTAGCTGTTGCGCTAGTTGTTGTTCCTTTATATGAACTGCCATCAGCAGCCATATTATCTGCACTAACATAATTTTCAACTACATTCCTTAAATTATAAATACCAACCCCTGCATTGTTTGGTGTTGTTTTAAAAGTTCCTATTAAATCTGTTGTAGTGTTTAAATTAGGGTATGATGTATCGCTAATATGTACTTCAGCAACAAACTTAACTTTTGTTTCATTTGCTACTGCTGGTTGATTAGAAACTACAAATATTAATTCTTGTCCAACAGGTAGTATCTGCCATATTTGACTAGGTGGTTTTTGTTCTATTATTGAATTTGCTGCCATTTATTTTTATTTTACTTGTGTACTTATTGTTTTAGTTTTTGATAATCCTTCTATTATATCTTCTTTTACTGCACCTAATAAATCTTGTCCAAATTGTTTTAATCCAAGACCTAGAGGTTTTTGAAAAAAACTAATTCCCTTTATTCCATTTTTACCAATACTTCTAGCAATAAGAAAAGCTATGCTTTTTCTTGAAATAAATCTACCTTGCTTATCTCTAGG